TTGCATCTCCTGTGCTTGTGCTTGTTGCTGTTGCATTGCTTCCTCGGCTTGTGCCTGGATCTCAGCTCTCTCTTCTGATGAACGCAACAGTTCTTGATCTATACCAAGCTTCTTACCTATATAGTTCGGCATATCTTCCATCTTAGTTCCTAACGCAAATACTTCTGGTCCAAGGGCCATAGCCATTTCCATGTACTGTTGGACCGCTAACATATCTTCTTGATCCTGGGCCCTGGCTAATGGTGAAGTGTGTTTTATTGTTACCTCACGACCATCAACTTTGAAGTCGCCAAGCTTGCCATTCTTTTTAAGAATATAAACTGATCGCTTAATGATCTTTTCAATAAACTCAGTCTGCAGCCTGGAGAATGCTGATCCAGCATCCATCACTAATTCTTGACCACGCATTGACATTTCAGTGGCTGTCTTAGTTGGTGAGTCCATACCGCCATAAGGATCTGCGAATAGACATTTATTAATACTTTCTCTTAGATCCTCCATGACTAACTCAGATACATTGAAGTCACCAGCTCTTTCAAGCGGTTTCAATGTTGGATTAGAGTTGTCATTAGAACCGACCGGGATGGCTGTGCCTGGCTCCAGGTTGATGTTATATGGATTGATTACTCCATCATCAGTTACTGTGTAGATCCCAGAAATAGCCAGAGCTGCATTTCTTAATGAAAACTCACTGACTTTATTTACTGTTTTGATCGCTGGCAGCACTTGCATTACTCTACCTCGACCAAGGATCTCACCTGGTACAACCATTTCCCGGAATACGATCCAAGGAGAAACTTCATAGAATCTTGTGAATACAATCTTTTCATGCTCTTGTTCGATCACGCATTGATAGTAAGCGTTCTCTTTTGGAGCATATACAGTACCTTCAACCAACTCGATCTTGGCATCTGGTTTATCTTTAGCTTTCCTTGCAGCTTCATCGGATAGTTCAGCACCAGGCCAAATTCTCTCTATGTGCCTGGCTGGAACTGAATGCTTTCTCCAGACTGTTTCAATTGATCCTTTCGGACCTTCTTCTGGAAATAGATCTGCCAATGGGACTGCAGTGAAGTGTAATAATGAATCACCACCTGGCTCGGCTTCTTCTAACATCAAAGCGCCTGTTGAAACGCTGAGATCTAGTAAAGCTTCGTGTGCCTGGGTAGCAAAGTTTGAATGATTGATATGATCAAATAGAATATCGTTGGCTTCATCTAAATATTCCTGGACTTCATCTTCATCTTCAACGATCTCAGATCCAACAACCAGTTTGGTCCATTGGCGCCAGGGTGGAATTAGAGTAGCTTGAAGTCTTGAAGCAAACTTCTGAACACCCATGACTGCTGTTGAATCATAGATGTCGACGTTCTTCTTTTGACCTGGAGTGTGAAGGGAAAAGTTCTCACGCTGCGGTAGAGCATAGTCGTAGCATTCTCTTAGATGATTAATCCAGGGATCCTTGCGACTCGTGGCAGCTTTATATCTTGCAAGTAGTTCTTTGACTGTTCCCAGTTCTTTAGGAATATTAAACTTAGCCATATTAACCGCCTAGTGTGTCAGTAATACCTCTTTCATCACCAGAAATCAAACTGAACCGACCTTTCTTCTTTCTCGTGCGCGCTTTTTCACGAGCTTCAATTTGTGCGTCAAGCTTCGCATCTTCTTTCTCTTGTCTAATATCAGCTTTAGTTTTTGCTGGTGGTGGTGGTGGTGCGCTGCGTCTTTTGCCCATGGTGCTCCTTTATTAAATATTTATATAATTGATATGCGGTATAAATATGCCAAGTTCTTATTCCACCAATACCCAATAAAGCTTTCATTTGTTCAACACACGTACATAATGTTGGGTACGGATTCCGGATCCTAGTATTATCACGACGAATATTAACGTGGATTATAACACTACAATCAGTATCTTTGACTACATTTTGTATATTATCTTTTGGACCAAATGCTAATATCTCAATATCTGTCCCTCCAAGCCTTGGATTAAAGAGGATCCAATTGAATCCATCCCAACGAACTGCCCAGACGTGTCGGTACCCTGGTTTTAATAATTTGGAAAGTTTCCAGGGCATATCTCCATGCTCGAAGATCACATACCATTCAGCTGTGTCATACTTCCACTCTTCGATGAGGGAATGCTTGAGCCAACTCAAAAGACCTTCCAATCTTGCTTGAGTACAGCTGGACCGGTCATACCTTCATGACGTTTGTCGATCCAGGCAACAGCAAAGTATCGGAACGCATCAGCTCCATGTGAGCTCCAATCATGAAGCGGACGATCTTTATAAACTCGTTTGTCCTCGTCATACTCGCATCGGTAATAACTCAGAGCTCGAATACCATCAGCGCAGCGCTTCTCATCAAAGTAACATCTGGGAAGTATTCGCCTGGCTGCTTCAATACCATCCATGATCGGAAGATTTGGTGTGACTCGGAAGTTGATTCCCATTTGACGCGCTTGATCTTTACGAGATTTACCACTGGTCAGCTCTCTGACTTTAATATCATGTGGGGCCCAGTGATCTCCAAAGGTTATGCTGTGAGTATCTCGAAAATCATGCAGCCAATTGATGTAATGCTGCAAACCTTCACCGCTGTTTTCATAGTAACCGACAACTCTAAGCTCCGTTCCAGCTCTCTGTATCAGCCAAATTGAAGTTGCGTCCGCGATACCTAGATCCCAGAATGAATTTACAGGCAGCACTGGATCGATCGGAACCTTGGTGATCCTGTTATCTTCACGAGCTGCTTCGATCTGCCTGGCATAGTAAGCTCCCTTTCGATTTTCAAGTGGTTCTCCGAGCCAAATGTGTTTATATAGAGCTTTATCAACTTTCTCCAGGTGCAGCCGTTCTTTCTCCAGCTCTGGCGGAAACCAGGGATTGTCAGAATAGTTGACTTTGACAACGTATGAGTCCTCTGGCGGATTGACCACGAATCGTTGATAAGTTGGATCCAGCAGATCTTGAGCATTAAAGGAAATCCAGATCTCAGATCCTGGTGCTCGAATCGTCGGAACGAGTGTGTCATAACTTGACGCAGTGATCTTTTCAGCTTCTTCCAACCAAACGATCTGGATTCCTTCCATTGATTTTATCTTAGTAATGTTTGAGCGTAAACCTTCAAAGCTAAACCTTGATCCATTACGGCCAATGATCTGTGTCTTTTGTACTTCAAAGAAATCTTCCAGGCCCATTCGCTCGATCGTATCAGCAAGTAGCTGCAGCACTGAGTCATTGATCGACTTCTGAATCTCCCTGGCGCATAAGATCCTTGTTTTGTCTTTGTAAGCTCTGAGCACCAGCAGCTGTGCGATCGTCCAGGATTTTGAAGATCCTCGTCCACCATGGCATATTTTATAGCGATGGGGTTCTAGGAAGGGTTCAAACTTCTCAGTGATTTGTATGCGGAGTTTCGTCGTCGTCATTTGCAATTTGATCGTGATAATGAACCATATCTACTACACAAGAATAGCACCAGGGACAAAAATTAACCTCAGTGATCCCAAAGATCCCCTCGATCCCGCCATCAGCTTCACTGTATTCTGACGCGCAGACGTTGCAAGTATGTTCTACCGCAGCCATTGCATTTGATGGATTATGTAAGGAGCATAACCAAACCAGAAACCTATAAAGATCCCAAGATATAGTTTGTTTATTGGTTGCTTATGAACTTCTACTTCGATTGGATAATCCACCGGATGTTTAACTTTTATCATTTCTTAATATCTCCACTTGAATTGTTGCTGGCATTGGATTTTCTGGATCATTGGACACAACCTGTTTGTCTAGTCCATGGATCCTGGCTTTTACATTTAAAGCTGAGATTGCTGCACCAGGTTGGCCCAGAGATCTAGCTAATTGTCGATCTTCATCGAGTTCTTTTGAAAGTGATTCCACAGTGACTTCAAACTTTTTTTGTAGGTTCAGCTGCAGTTCTCCAACTCTTGTTGCTATCTTGTTGTTATCAAGAAGTGCTACAGCATTTCGATTTATTGTTGGTCCTTTCATCTTTTCACATTCATAACTGCGTCGATATGCTTCAGAAGCATTCCCAGTTTCAATGAAATTTTTACAAAACTTTTCTTGTTTAGTTGTTAACTTATTCATACTTTGGCCCACCACTGATCCTCTATAAATTTATATTCTTTATCAATACTAATCGTAAGTTTATTAATTAGTTCTACCACTTCTTCCAGAGAGTAAACAACCTCAACATGACCGCCCGCTTCTTGAATCCTTTTGATCATTCTTTTCTGAGCTTTACTCAACCGACCAGCTGCTGTTGTTGTCTTAGGTTTTTTAACTTCCAAACCAAGATACCTTCCACCCGATAAAATAAGAGTGAGATCTGGAACTCCAGGCTTTACTCCTTCAGATTTAAGTTTCTTTCCGGTTATTAAATTTCTACTTCCACCATTTGGCACCGCCCAATAACAAATACCTCTAAGATCTAAATAATCACAGATCGCTTTTTGGACCTGGTGCTCAACGTCGTTCACTTTTTCTTAGGGACCACTGTTTTCTCCATTATTTCTGCGAGCTTCACCATCCAAGGATCTGGCAATATTCCAGCATGTCTTTCAACTCCATTAATACGATCTCTTATTTCCAACAAAGCTTTCTTTAGCTCTTCACTCATGCGTTACTCCTATTTAAAAAATATTCAATAATTCTTTTCTGGTGTTCATCTTTCATTTTATTAATACGATCACGTCTGTTATCTTGCTCTTGATCACTAACATCTAACCATTGAGGTTGAGCATGAAACTTGATCATCATATTTGATTCGTGAGCTGACCAGCCGCGCTCCTTTTTGTTATAGTTAATAAACCATTGGCGAATATAACCAGGTACTAAATGAAATGGATGATCAACAAAGAATCGATACTTTCCTTTATCGTCAGCATTCATCCAGAGCCTAGAATAATCAACTTGATCTTCTTCTTGATGCTCCAGGGCATTTTGTAGTTTTGGCCGCCCTCCACAATATTCAACAAACTTAGGTAGCGAAGGTGCAAACTCAGATCCAGATCTGCGAACCAATTCAATCGCATGAAGAACATCAACAGAGGGGATCCCACTCAAACCCTTAGACCATTCATCGATCATTAGTCCGGTCCATTCTTCATCCTCATCCATACGAGCTCCAAATGAAGGAAACATAACTTTAAACGTGGATAAAACTCTTGCTGCTATTTTTTTCTGTTCTGCTGCGATCATCTTGCAACCTCCTTTAATAAATTACGTCCAGCTTTACGACCAGGTGGTGTTTTCCGACCTCCTTGATCCTGTTCTTTAGATAACCAGGAATTAACAAACTTTAAGATCCCAGTTTTAGTTTTGCGCTTAGTTGGACTTCCATCTATCCAACCAACCATATTGCGCAGCTCTTGCTCAACATTAACAGCCGGATATAATTCTCGATACTTTACGAGATCATGATCATAGATTGGAAAGAAAGACTTATCATTGAGCTGCAGCCTAATAAAAACATTAGCATTAGCATTTACATTATCATTAACATTTACATTAGGTTCGTTCTTGGTTTCTTTTTGGTTATCGTTTGGTTCTTCTTCGGATTCACTTTGCTTTGGTCGTCCCCCTCTCATGCCGTTCTGCCATTTCTTATAGTTGGCTTCCAGCTGCGGTTGGATCAGCTTAAACATTGCAGCTGCCATTGGTCCCATTTCAGTAT